GCAAGTGGTGGTACTATTGCCCCTGCATATGCTGGTGGAAACGATACAGTTCCAACATACTGTGGACTAAGAGTTATTGTTTCTGATGATGTTTCTACTACTGGTAGTGGTTCTTCAACAGAGTACAGTACATATTTCTTTACTGCTGGTGCAGTAGCTAGTGGAGAACAAGCTGGTCTGACAACAGAGACAGACAGAGACATTCTGGCTAAATCTGATGCAATGTCTATTGATCTTCATTATTGTTATCATCCTGTCGGAGCAAAATGGGCAGTAACAACTGTTAACCCAAATCGCACTGTATTGGGAACCGTGGCTAACTGGTCGAAAGTCTACGAGACAAAGAACATTGGTATCGTTAGAGCTACTAACGTATCTACTCAAGACTAGGAGTAATTAATTATGCCATCAACATTTGAGGTAACTGCTGGTAAGTTAGCTGGACCAACAACAGGAGGTACAGTAACCCAAGCAACTAACAAAGGTACAGGCGTTACTCTTAATACAGAGTCAGGTCAAATTACCATGAACAATGCAGCTTTAGCGGCTGCTGCAGAAGTTACATTTACAGTTACTAATGACAAAATTGCTGCAACAGATGTTGTAGTAGTTAATCATGGTTCTGCTGGAACTGCTGGTGCCTATCTTTTAGGTGTTAGTACAGTTGCTGCTGGATCATTTAAGGTAACAGTAACCAATGCATCTGCTGGTTCATTAAGTGAAGCAATTGTTATTAACTTTGTTGCATTAAAAGGTGCATCTAGTTAATGGGGTTATTCGCTTTTAAACGAATGAGAGAACAGGTGGCTACTAAACAAGTAGCCCCTGCACCTCTTAAAAAAATAAAACGTAAGCCCAAATTAAAACAAAATGGCAATCTCGATAGACGCAACAGTAGGAGGAGCATCAGCGAACAGTTACATAACACTATCTGATGCAAACGCAATAATTGAAGGTCTTGTGGCAGATGATGATGTTACTGCATGGGATGGTTCTAATACTGATAATAAAAATAGAGCTTTATACACTGCTGCTGTCAGAGTTGATCGAGAAAGATTTTTAGGAGCAAGAGTTACAAATACACAAGCATTACAATGGCCTCGTACAGGTGTCAGAAAGCCAGATACTTACATTAATACTTATGCCACAGGCTTTCCATTTCGTATATCAACTGATTATTTTACTGATACAGAGATACCAGAACAAGTTAAAAAAGCACAAGTTATATTAGCTGTTTACTTGAATAATAATCGTAATGGTTTAGGATTAAGTGGTCTTGAAGATTTTAAGAATGTAAAAATTGGTAATCTAGATGCAACACCGAATTTTTATGGTTCGGTTGGTGCTGATAGAGTACCACCACTATTTGAACGGTACTT